CATATGATATGAGATCCTTGATGCAATTCAATCCTGCAGCCAGATCACAAAAACAGCAAATGCAAGTGATGCCACCTATTGTGGTAGGACCAGGTACTGCAGGCAGTGTAAAGATTGGCAGAACCACATTGAATACCACACCTTTGCACACTGCTGTGGCCGCATTGATTCGAAAAATACAAGGGTCGCCGACTGCTGCTGCCCCAGTGGTTAGTGTAGATCGCAGGGGAGACGTTGCAATGAACGGCATGTTGTTGTCTCCAAGAGATCCTACTCAAGCCGAATTAATAAAGATTATCAAATCAGAATTTCAAAAATTAAACCCATGAAAAGCCTACGCACACTATTAGAAGGCGGCAATGTATTCAAAGACGCAGAAGGCCGACCACTCACAGGTCGTATCAATCAAAGCGATGTGCCTGCCACTGTGGCCTGGCTTGAACAACTAACCGGATTGGATTTTACCACAGATGTAGATCCAGAAAAAAACAAGCCACGTCGTTGGCTAGGCAGCACAGGCAAAGCCGCCACATCTGGTGATCTAGATCTGGCTGTGGATCTAAATGATATTTCCAAAGAACAACTGGCTGCAAAACTAACACAGTGGATTGTGAGCCACAAATTGCCACCTGCAGAATGGATCAAAAAAGGCGGAGAAGTACACCTACGCACCCCCATTCAAGGGCGTCCTGAACTGGGATATGTGCAAACTGACTTCATGTTCTTTTCCAACTTGGACTGGGGCATATTCTATTACTCAGGTGGCGAAGACTCTGCTTACAAAGGCATGAACCGCAATGTGTTGATGAGCAGCATTGCCAAACAACTGGGACTAAAAGTAGGAGCCAATGGCATGTTCAGTCGCACTACAAATCAGCTGGTGAATGGCGGCCAGGATCCTGACTATGTGGCACAGACATTGCTGGGTCGTGGTCGCACAAGAAAAGATCTCAAAAATGTAGAAAGTATTTTTGCTGCCTTGGCCCGAGACCCAAACAAAGAAGCCAAGGTCAAAGACTTTCGTGAATACCTGAACACGGAAGGCCTGCAACAACCCGACGCTGTGAAAGAAGATGCTGACACTTACTTCTTGGCACGCCTGCGTGATAGAATTGTGAACCAAGGCATGCAACCCTTGGTAGAAGCAGAACCAGCCAACCCTTACACTATCTACGAAGCAGCCGCAGTGGGTGTAGGTGGCAGAGCCAAGGGTATTGAGCACTTGGAAGATTATGTGTTTAGAGAAGGCACAGCCGGTGTAAACAAAGCCCTGGCTATTGTTGCTGCCTTTCAGCAAAATTCAAAAACAGCAAGTGTAAAATGGGACGGCAAGCCTGCTGTGGTATTTGGCCGCAAGCCCGAGACCGGCGAGTTTGTGCTGACAGATGATTCAGGATTTGGTGCTGTGGGGTACGATGGTTTGTTTACCAGCACTAGAGCCATTGCCAACAATCTCTCACAGCGTGATGCCAATGCTGCTGCCAAAGGCAATCTAGCAAACCGAGTGCAAACACTGTTGCCTACCTATCAAACAGTTTGGCCGCTGTTGGAAGAGGCAACTCCTGAAAATTTCAGAGGATATGTCAAAGGTGATTTGATGTACTGGGGCAGCACCGATCAACCTTTGCCGGCAACAGAACAAGAGATTGTGCCTGGTGTGGTTTATCAATCTGCTGGTCTGCTGGTGTTTAGACCCAATACTGTGACTTATAGAATTCCTGTAGACAGTAAACTGGGCCAATCAATTCTCAACAGCGAAGTTGGCGTAGCAGTACACACCATGTATGAAGATGCAGGAGCAGAAAAACAACCACTGAGCGGTGTGCGATTCAACGATGTACCTGGACTGTTTTTAATTCTGCCCATTTATGCCAAGCCTGTAGAAGCAAAAAATCCTTATATTGCCATGATCAAAAAAGTATTACGAGCACATGGACCAGCAATCAATGTGCTGTTTAATCCTGCTGAGCTACGTGCAATGAAAATAACTGATTTTGCCAAACTGGCAGTGGACTACATCAATCGCCGTGTTGACCCTAACGATCGGGCCTACACTGGAGATTTTAGCGACTTGGTTCCAGGATTTGAAGCATGGCTACAAAGCACACAAACTGCGCAAAAATACAGCAATATACAACAGTACCTTGACAGCCCTACTTCCAACAGAAATGCATTACAAGCAGCCTTTGTGTTGTTTGAACTGCTACACGATCTCAAACTAGACCTACTGGGCAAGTTGGACCAACAAGTGCCCGGCAACGAAGGTTGGGTGTTTGCTACCCCTGCAGGCTATGGCAAAGCAGTGAATAGATTTGACTTTTCAGCCAGAAACAAGGCTAGAAATAATCCACAACCAGGGTAATTTTTACCGATTGTATAAATAAAAGCAGGTCCACCGAGACCACTTAACTTTAAAGGAAATTTATCATGGCACAATTTACAAAAGTAAATGGAACTACACAACCAGTATTTGCACTGGACGTTGCTAACGGCAGTATCTCTGGCACAGCCAACGTTGCTGCTCAAGGTCCTGTACAGATTCAAGGTCCAAAACTGGACTTCTTCACATTGACAGCCAACGCTGCCCTTACCAATGCTGGTAACGTCAACGGTTACTTGAACAATGTGTTGACAGCAATTCAACAAACTGGTACTATTGCTATCTATCAAGCCGGCGCAACTGCTGGTACAATTAGTTTGGCTATCTACCCAACAGGCGCTTACACTACAACTACTTTGGTCACTGCTGCTCAAACAGCCAATGCCACAGGTGGTTTGAACATTGGTATCCCAACTGCCAACGTTAGCGCAACTGCAAGTTTCACTAACCTGTAATCAGTTTAGTCTCAACCCAACCCTGGACGTAAAAAATCCAGGGTTTCTTTTTGGCGTTAAATATGCACATAATGAAAGTCTTGTGCCGCACTCTTTTTGATTGTACCTTCACTGGTGTCACTGGACATCTCCGACCACAGCAGTTACCTTTTACCACAAAAACAGGACTCACAATTGACACCCCTGAACAATGGAACCGCAGTCGCAATCAACAACGCAATTGGGAAAGTCTACTACAAATAATGAGCCTGCGAACACAACCCATGAATGTTGTACCGCCCACAAAACACAAAGATGGTTGGCATTTTGAGTTTGAAGTAGAAGCAGAGGGAGTACTCAGCAGTGATATCAGCAGTGATGAGTTGGCAGGACTGGTCGGCGACTGCGAAGGTGTACCTATGGTCACAGGCCTAGACGAAGCAGAAGTTGTTACGGCTACATTACATGCACAAGGCGCCAATCAAAACATTTGGTTTCAAACGGTAAATAACTCATTGGAGCCCGACCATGGTTGATACCACTGACATCGAAAAGAAAAGTCTCGAAGCACATGTTGAATTGTGTGCAGAACGTTACCGCATGCTGGAACTCAAAGTAGAGACAGTGGAAAAAGAAGTCAGTGAAGTCAAACACATGGTCAGCGAAGTGCATGGTATTGTGCGCAAAATGGGCGAAAAACGCAATGACCAACTGATTGCCTGGGGCATAGGTATCATTGGTGTTTTATTGGGCGCAGTGGGCTGGCTGGCCACACATTACATCCGAACCTTATGACCCGTGATCAAAAATTAGAACGCTTTGCTGAGCGTGAACTCAAACGTGTGTACACTGAACTGATCATGGATGACGAACAGGGTGGCTACGTGGTATTTGGACGTTATCACATGCGCCCTGAAACAGCAGGTTTTGCAGTGTATCACAGCGATGATCTTGTGAGTGCATTTAGTAGTAAACGAACTGCTATGAGTTGGTGTGTGGCAGACCACTTGCAACAGTACAAACTAGCACAAAACATCCGCATACTAGACAACAAAAAACAAACACTGACCGCTGACATACATTGCCGACGTGGGCAAGCGGATCGTAGCACCCGGCCTGAATTCCGTGAAATGGTGCGCACCAAACTTGCACCCAAAATTGAGAACCTTACCCTGCTGAATCAAGAACTTGAAAAATGTTTAAATTCGGCTAAATATCTACAACTAAGAGGATTTGCCAAATGAAATTAACCGAACTGGCCACACCAAAAAAGAGCCGCCAAGTAGCCCGAGTATTTGAAAGTTACTTCGGTACCAAGATGCCTGTGAACAAACTCACGCTGCGTGAAGCACAGGCCATGCTGAAACGTGTGCGTGGAGTCATTGCTGAACATCAGCGTAGTCCCAGCCGTCATACCAGTGAACGCAACCCTGCGTATCTCAAACTGGTCATGATGGAACAAGCATTGACGAGTCGTATCCGGGAAGAACAAGTTCCAATTCCGCCCACTTCATCCAGCACTAATCCCAGCACCAGTACTGCCACTACACCTCCGCCATCAGGCAGCCAAAAAACGGTAGACATCAAAGATCCCAAGATGGCGCAAGCGTTGAAGAAAAGTGCAGCAGGACAAAGTCTCACTCCAGACGAACAAAAAATGGTAGCCGGTCAAGCAATGATGGCAGCCGAAAGTCGTCTGCGTAGAGCATACCGTTACTTGAAAGAATCAGAAGTTCAGCAGGCACAAGTTGTGTTGGCTGCACAAGACATGGTTGACAAAATGCAAAGCATGTTGGAAGACACCACAGAAATGCAATTCAAAGAACTGCCTGCCTTGGTAGACAGTATTCGCAATCAAATTGGCATGGAACAAGCCACACAGTTCAATGCTGATGTCACTGGTGCATTGCAAGGACTTGTACAAAACTTACAAGGTGCCAAGCAACAACTGGAAACTGCACTGGGTGTTGTAACAGGACAACCTGCCGCACTAGATACTAGCATGGCTGCCAGTGGCATGCCAGGTGCAGCACCTCCACCAATGCCAGGTGCTGACGTAGGTGCTGACATAGGTGCTGACATAGGTGCTGACGTAGGTGCTGACGTAGGTGCTGACCTCGAAGCAGATATACCCGCCCCTAAAGCAGCATTGGGCCGAGCACGTAGATAATGAGAATCGACGAAGTCGAAAATTCAAGTTCACTAGATCCAAATAAGTTGATGGGTCTAGTGAATTTTCTTTCTGGCCGTGCTGACGACGAAAATGCACAAAAGCAAATCAGCACAGATGCATTTATATCGGCTGCTAGAAGTTTAGGATTTCCAGTTAATGAAAAAAATATTGTTAGCGTGGTGAGTCAGCCGCCCTTAGATAGTGTGCTAGAACCTATGGATTCACAAAATCCCACAATAATCAAATACAAAGGTGCGGCTCCTGACATGGCAACCAAAATGCCTGTCAACAAAGCACAAGACATTGTGGCCGCCTCGGCCAAATCCGCCATGCAACGCGGAATGAACAAGTAATCATTCCCGTTGACATCCATCAGTAAATACGCTATAATCAGCGAAGGAATATCACATGGCTTATTCAGAAAAAGTAATTGATCATTATGAAAACCCACGCAATGTGGGCAAGTTTGAAATCGACGACACTGTTGGTACAGGCATGGTAGGAGCACCTGCATGTGGCGATGTGATGAAATTGCAAATCAAAGTTGAAAACGGGATTATAACAGATGCCAGGTTCAAAACATACGGATGCGGAAGTGCGATTGCCTCATCCTCTCTTGTTACCGAGTGGGTTAAA